CAATATTTTAAGGGTATAAACAGTCGGGCTGTAAATATTAGGCCAATTGTTGGCAGTCTCCGTAAGTGGAGGGATGTTCTGGTAATAAGTAAGCTCAACTTCTAAACCACTAGAAGTTACTTCCCCCACGACGATGTAATTGCCAAGGATGGTGTACCGTCGCTTCTGACCAGGATAAGTAACGTCCGGCGATAACGGAAACTCCGGATTATAGAATGCATCGGGGGTCTGGTATCGACCAACGCCGCCAGTATCCAAGAAACGAACTAAGCGAATTTCCTGCCAATCCTTAGGCAGCGGAACGCGGCCATAAACTAATGACGAGGTATCTATCTGGATCATATGCTTTACGCGCAATCCAGTAGACAGGTATTCCTCGGCCATACGAATCCAGCCGGTTACAACTTGGTCTGGATAAACATCCTCCCCAATTGCAAACCAATTGCGAATTTCGTTGCATTTATCCGCGAGGAATCCCATTAGACCCGTCCCGGCCAAACTCTGAATGCGGCATTGTCGGGATCATTCAACCACCGTTTCCAGTCGTTGTCGTCCCAATCCTCACGCATTGCTCGTTCCGCAACCGAAACGGGCACCCCTCGGGCCAGCACTTTATTCGTGGACCGTCTAGGGTGCAACTCCCTCATTATTTTGTTGTTTTCGATGGTCTGGGTCATGTCCTGTTCAGTATAGACATGGACCGTATGAGGTTCGTCGTCCTCCCAAATCATAGTGCGCTTTACAGCGCCGTCATTCCGATACGTAACCTTACGTTCGGTCATGGTAGCACACCCCGCGTTAATTGTCAAGTATAGTATAGTGTTCCGCTACTTGCGCTTGCGTTTCGGTAGCTTCCCACCAGGGTCAGCCTTGGAAAATTCTTTGCCAACCTTCTTGGGGATGCCAAGCGTCGACTTACCAGCCGCAGCCGCTCGCATCGCACGCCTTTGCTTCTCACTGACCGGAGGCATACCATTCTCCCACATAAAAGACCCGTGGGGGATACCCACGGGTCTGATACCAAAGATTAGTGTCGAGGCTCAGACGTGGTTACATCTGGGCTTGCAGGCTCACGGGAAGCCTTCAAGGCAGCCGGATTGACCAACGTCGTAATGACGGCACCCTGTTTGATGCCGTTCATGAGAACGTGCGCAAGGGGATTGCGCATTTCGACACCCCACTCGCAGAGAATCATACGATTGTCTGCGTCACCCGTCTTGGCCAACGGGAAGGTGCGGAAATTCCGGTAGAACGCAACAGCGAGGAAGTCCGCATCGAGGATAAGCCCGGTATCGATGGGCATCCACAATGACGGCATCACCTTGACGCGACCGAAATCCGTAGCGATAACGTCGACCGTTGCCACCACTTCGGTCTTGCCGACGAGGACCTGAGTGGAATTGCGGCCATCGAAGGTGCTGACGGTTCGCTTGATGCCCGGAGGAACTACCCAATTGTCGGGATGGGCACCGTTGGTGTACGCCTTCTGCATCGCATCGCCGAGCATCTGCTCGGTGAGAGCGACTTGGGAAGCGCCAGCGACCGCAGCGAAAGCGTCGGTAGCCAGAACTGGCAGACCCGCCGTAACGCCGATAACAGCACCGGCAGCCGCGCCGAGCTTGTCCTTCGCACGACCGATCCAATGGCAGATGGCTTCGGTCTTACGCGGAGTGTTCGGATCGGCACCGTCATCACGAGCTTGCCGCGATGACATGATGGTTTCCATGTCCGACTTGAGAACCTTGGACATCATTGCCATCTGGTGGCCCATTTCGGAGCCTTTACCAGCGGAGTCGGCGGCTTCTTGTGAACCGGTGATGGTTGCGTCGCGCTTCGAGATTTGCGCGACGTTGGTGAGGCGAACGGTCGGGGTGGAAGCACCACGAACGTTATCGAAACCTTCGATCTGAGCGTTATTCGGATCGACCACGGGGAGATTTTCGGTCTGCCAATCGAAGGTACGATTCTTGGCATTCCTACGACGCGCCATACTCATTATTGGCGTGTCGAACGGGTCGATGTTGTAGATAGAGTTCGAAAGGTCCTCGCGGTTGCCTTTCGCCGCGTAGGTGCTGAATGCACCCGAGATTTGTGGCATGGGTTAACTCCTAGCAATGAGCTGGTCAAACACTACGGCAGCATCCTCGATGCTACCAGTGCGGTTTAGCCTCTTCATTGCCGAAGTAACTCCCTTCTGAGCCGTGCGCGCCTTAGCGCTTCCCGCTCCCGGAGGTATCGGCTTGCCTTGCGGCCGCACAACTGGCTTAGGCTTGGCAGCCATCATGCGATCGTATTTGGACGCCTTCAGAAGCACCTGAAGCATCCTGCTGTCGTACACTTCCGACAATTCTTCTTCAGAGAACCCAGCAGTCAGCGCAGTTCTGCGCATCGACTGCAAATCCTTGACCTTCCGCTTGGGGTCGGTCCAGTACTTGCTGTTCATCTGATCGAATTTGTGGCTTTCTTCTTCGGCGAAAGCAGCCAGCTGGGTCATTTCTGACTCTTGCTTCTTCTTGACAGCCTCGGCCAACTGAGTCTGGAGTTGCCCCCGGAATGCGTTGGCCTTCTCGTAGTACCTCTGAAGTTCTCGCGCGTGAACCGGGTCCTTCTTGAATTCCTCATCCCAATTTGGCTCAGCCGGGATAAGTTCCTTCATATGGGCTTCCATCTGCCGCGCGACGTTCATGGAATACTCGTAGTTCTGAACGGCGTCGTTGGCAGCACGGCGAACTATCTTCTTAGCCTCATCGAGTTGGTTCATCCGCCGATGGAATGTCTCGGTGCGGACGTAACCTTCGAGGGCCTCCTTGATAGTTACTTCTACAGGTTCCCCATCGACGGTAACTTCAACTTTTTGGGCGAGAACGGCGTCAGACTCAGAGGCTTCTTCTTTTTCTTTTTCGCCTCCCTCTCCATCCTCATCATCTCCTTCTCCGGGTCCATCATCAAGCTCGGAATCCCCTCCGCCTTCGCTATCTGATTCATGTTCTTCGTCAGAATCCCCTGAATCGGTTTTACCTTTCTTGGGATCGCCATAGATAGCCTCCTCCGGATTGTCGTCGTCACCGCCACCCTTCGGCTCGGTATCTGAATCGAGCTCGCCTACATTTTTGAACAGAGGCTTGACGGGGCCATCGCCAACAGGGCCTTCCTTCCGAGGAGCAGGCCTATCTGGATTGCTTTGGATTACAGCATCGAAAGCGACAGCAGCCTGATCTAAGCCATCAGCCATTTATGTCCCCCGTTCTCTTGAACTTCTGTCTCATCTTCTGATCCGAGACGTAACTCTCCAACTGACTTCGAATATCGCGGATGGCCTTCATACTAGCATGGGCCGTGCTAGCTGTCAAGCTACCTACATCGGAGTTTAGTAATATTCCCAGCGACCTAGAATATACATCATCCAAAGCATCCTTAAACACAGAATTGTCCAGGATTGCCTTAGCTTCCGCCGCCCTCTCATCCACCTGGTAATTGCTGAGGCTCTGGCGGTCCCTGAGGTTCTCCTCCGGCATTAGGCGCTCCTATTAGCTGCTGCGCGTAAGAAGGTAGTGGAAGTGGCGGCACTTCCATACTCTGGACTGGTGTATTCTGTGACTCGAACTCAGCTTCATTGACGTCCACGGCGAACTGGGCTTCGATCTTAGCCGCATCCAGAATGCCCTTAACGATCATCTGGTCACGGCGGAAGTCGTCATCAACCCGCAGCTTCCTATCATTGAAGTTAGACTCCGAAATAGCAGTAGCCATCGTGACCCGGTTCTTCTCCATCTGCGACTGTGCGAGAAGCGTGGCCGCATCTGGCTCCTTCGGCGTGGCGGCGATCTGCTGTACCATTTCTGGAGTAATTTCTTTATAATACCGACCAACATTCTTAACATTCGCAATGGCCAATATGTCCGTAAGAGTATTCCGGAACTCCTGGATGCCGCATAGAGGGTTCTCGACGCCGAATTGGGTCATAATGGTAGTCTGCGTCTGCTTCACGTCCTGCAGAACCATCAGCCGGGTCATATCCGAACCCTTCCCAAGGGTCGGGTTGACCGATATCCGCATCGTGGGGTCGAATGTGGATGGATTTACATTCACCCACTTACCACGCAACTGTATCGTGCGCTCTTGATTAGGGTGATTAACTATCTCACGGAGCAGTCCCCTAAACAACTGGCTCATTCCGGTTTCCGCGAGGATGCGGGCGCACAATTCGATGCGCTCCTGCGCTCCTTGAACGATAGCATCGATGCCCGTAATATTGGTGGACTGCAAGGCGCGGGGATCGACGCCCTTCGAGGCATCCGAAATACCCGTCCTGGACTGTCGCAGCTGCTCCATTATCTGGAACATCTGGAAGACAGGCTGGCCGACGAAGTTGTGGTTAATCGACATCACCGAATCTTGTGGGCTGCCGGTCGTGCGGATCGGAGCGCCAATCTCATCGTTCAGAACATCGTCGGAATTAGTCGTGGTCTGGTTGAACACCGTCCTGGGCCAAATGGCCTGCGCGAGAGAGTCCAGAGAACCCCGGAGCATATTCGTCTTAATCGTCTGGATATCCTTGACCAGATCGGCGGGGGTATCGCCCACCAGAGTATGGGGTTCTGGGTCCGGACACCACACAGCGAACTTCGCGTAATCCGCTACTTCGTCAGCGATAATGTGGTGATTATCCCCGATGGTGTGAACCTCGCGCA